AAAGAAATGGGGTACGACCCCTTAATTGGTTATTGGACTACCCATCAATCTGAGAGTTCAAGATGGAACGAACACTTAAATAGAAACAGTAGGAATATTCATTTTGACCCGTGGGGTGGACACATTCTTAAAGACCCACACATATCTTTTGGTGATGTATATCCTAACTTACCATGGTTCGACAGTAGACCAAATGCTTTTGATTGGTGGTTCGACCAAAGTTTGGCGTGGGATGTGGATACGGGTGAGAGTGGTATTTATTATGACTTAAAACAAAAGGTAAAACCACCATATCTCTTTCAAGGGTATTTCTTTAACAAATTATATTGGCATCACGAGAGGGACTATATTTTAGATTTGTTCACACCTGATGAGAATATAACTAACTACATCAATTATCATTATGGTGAGTTATTTGAGAAAAGTATTTCACTACACTTAAGAATGGGTGGTGGTCGTCAAGATTTTTTGGCACCAGTTCAAATACCTGATGAGTGGGTACGAGGTATATTAGATGAATACGGTGACGGGTATAGGGTATTGGTCTTTTCAGATAATATTGAAAAGGCAAAATATTTCATTGATGAACTGGGTTATCCTAAACAAAAATTTGTATTTATTGATGAAGACCCTTATATTGTGGTTCATATGATGAGTATGTGTGATATGCATATCCTTTCTAATTCAACATTATCGTTTTGGGGAGCGTATCTTGATAGAAAGCAGGAAAATGAGTATACTTTTATTCACGAGACTTTCTTTGAAAAACATCCTCATAGTATGATACCTTATGAAAGTTGGAAAATTAGTTCTTAAAAAAAAAATATATGTCAGTACCAAAAGAAACCATGAAAAAAATCGAAGGTAAACTTCGTAGACCTGTTCACATTGCATACATTGCTCGTTACATCGTAAAACTATCTGTTGATGAAACTCGCGAGTTACTTCAACAGTTAATTAAATTAGACGTAATTGAGGAAAGTGGTTATGCTAGAGATTTTTATGTTTTAAAAAGTCAAAGTTAAATGAGTAAAGAAATGGTAAATCATCCTGACCACTATGGTGGTGAGGGAAATCCGTATGAGGTTATTAAAATTGCTGAGGCTACAGGTTTGGACCAAGATGCCTACCTGTTCAATGTCTTGAAATATATTGTTAGAAGTGGAAAGAAAGAAGGTAATCCACCTTTACAAGACTTGAAAAAAGCCTTATTTTATTTGGACCGAAGAATAAAAGTAATTGAAGAGAATGGAGAAAAATAAAATACATAATGGTGACAGTAGAAAGTTAATGTCACAGATGGATGAAAAGTCCGTGGACTTAATTGTTACCAGTCCTCCATATGGTGTGGGTATCGATTATGACAGTTGGGATGACGATAAACACATTGCCGAATATTGGCAGTTCACACGTGAGTGGCTCAGAGAAGCGTATAGAGTATTGAAAGACGATGGTCGTATTGCGTTGAACATTCCTTATGAAATCAATCGACAGGACAAGGGTGGAAGAATTTATTTCTCTGCTGAGGTTTGGATGATTATGAAAGAAATTGGATTTGGTTTCTTTGGTATTGTTGACTTGGAAGAGAGTTCACCTCACCGTAGTAAGACCACAGCGTGGGGAAGTTGGATGAGTCCGTCATCACCATACATTTACAATCCAAAGGAGTGTGTAATCTTGGCGTATAAGAAGAAACACAAAAAGGATGTAAAAGGAACGCCTCAATGGAAAGGTGAATATCAGATGGTTCCAAATGAAAAGATTGAGGGTGAATTCAGAAAGAAGTTGGTGTATGATGAAAAGGATAAGAAAGATTTCATGTCTTTGGTATTTGGACAATGGAACTACTTTGCCGATACACAACAAAAAACTAAGGCAACATTCTCAATGGACATTCCTTATCGAGCAATTAAGATTCTTTCTTATAAAGAAGATGTTGTAATGGACCCTTTTAATGGTTCAGGAACCACGTGTTTGGCAGCTGAGATGTTAGGTAGACCATGGATAGGTTTGGATATTAGTAAAAACTATTGTGAGGTTGCAAGAGAAAGAATTAAAGAATACCAACTAAACCAACAACAGTTAGAAATAGTATTAGATGAACATTCAAAAAATTAAAGTAATTGATGACGATACATTAGTAATTACAACAACAGACAATGAAATAAAATGGTTTAAAAGAGAAGAACTCAAAGGACCAGAAAGGTCTTGGTTCGATAATATCTTAGCCTGTTCACTATCATTAGTGAATTCAAACCCTCCAAAGTGAGGGTTTTTTCTTATTATGGATATTTATAAATAAAACTTTTTATGTCACGTTTAATAATATCAGAAAACGATAGGAAACATATTAAATCACTCTATAACATTTTAAATGAAGATGCAAAAAGTATTGCTAAAAACATTTATGATGCGTCTTCAGGTGTAGGAACTGATGAAGATAAGTTTTTAAAAGCGGTTTTAGAAATAGATACTTTAGAAACTTTTAAAGAAGTTGATAGAATCCTAAAGACTTTTGATTATGGTGGTGGATTCTACGATTATGTGGAAGGTGAGTTAGGAATGTTAGATGAAGAGTTAATTAATAAAATTAAAAATCACGTTAAAAACCTAAAATCAAAGTTTTTAGATGGTCGTTATTTAATAACATCTGAACAAGGTAAAAATGATATTAAGGAACATGAAGGCCTTAAGTTAAAGGCTTATGATTTAAAAGATGGTAGGATTACAATAGGTTACGGTCATACAGGTGCAATGACACCGCCAAAACCAAAAATGGGTGAAGTTATTAGTAAACAAACGGCTGAAAAATATTTTGAAAATGATATTAAAGAAGCAGAAAAAATTATAACTGATATTATGAAATCTTGGAAAGAGCAAGGTCTCGAATATAGGATTACACAAAATATGTTTGATGCCATGGTGTCTATTGGTTTTAACACTGGTAGACCATTATTTAGAAAATGTAAATTTTTACAATATTTAAAGTATGGTGATTATAAAACTGCTGCTAATAATATAGAATTCTGTCAAATTCCAGAGAATAAAGTTACTGCGAAAGGAGTTAAAAATAGAAGAAATGATGAAGCTGAAAAATTTAAAAAAGAATTATAATATGAAAAAAATATTAAAAGAATCAGGATTAAGGAATATCAAGGCATTGGCTGAAAGATATCCAAAAGCCAAGATATACTTCCATCAGGATTTAGATGGGGTTACAACGGCTTTAGCTATGAAGAATTATTTGGAGGATAACGGTATCAAAGTGGTTGATTCTGAAATCATTCAATATGGTGATAAAGAATTTGCAGTGAAGAAACAAGATGCTGAAGGTGATACAATGCCTGTGTTGGTTGACTTTGCTCATGGTAAGCCGATGTTTGTGGTTCATACAGACCACCACGACAGTCAGACGGGTGTTGAAGGTGATACTGCCACTTCATTTAGACCGTCTCGTTCAAATGTGGCAACACTATCACAAATAATGTCACCAAAGGAGATATTTCCATCGGATGATATTACTTTAATTTCTACTGTTGATTCTGCGGACTTTGCAAGGTTTGGTCTTACTCCTGATGATATTATGAATTTCGTATTCAAACTACAAAAAGATAAATCATTACAGAAAAATAAAATGGCCTTAGGTTTGGCAACCAACAAATTAATGTTGGCGTATAAGAACAAACCTGGTTTTATGGAAGAGTTGGTGATGACATCGAGACCATCACTATTAAACATTTTCCAAAACATTAATAGAATTGCGGCAAAGAACGGTTATGCTCTTCCTGAGGAAATGGCACTAAACCAAAAAGATTATGTTGCAAAACAAAAAGAAAGTGAGAAGGTAAGAGTAGAGGACGGTATCATCGTACAATATGGTGGAGGTTCAATGTTCAAACCAGGCTCTTACGACCGATATACACCATTTAAAAATAATCCTGATGCTGACTTCTTAGTAATAGCATGGCCGATGGGATTGGTACAGGCATCTTGTAATCCATTTAATGAAGAAAGACAACTTAGAGGTGTGAACTTAGGTGAGATAGCTCAAGAGGTATTAGGTAGATGGGAAGATAAACTAAGAGAAAAGATTATACCATTATCAACGATTAAATGGGTATCTGAAACTAGTATTAAAGAAGGTTCAGTTGGATTCACAAATGCAGATTTGGAAGCATTCTACGGTGATAAGATTCGTAGTATCGAAGGTGGTGAACAGAAGATGGAAAGACTTAAAGAAATCATGGACACACCATCAACAGAACTAACTGATAATGAGTGGGCAGTGTTAGATAGATTAGGTGTACCAGCTTGGGAGATGATTCAAGCGAACTCAGGTGGTCACAAATGTATTACAAACATTTCAGCATTGAA